AGAAGTATCTACTGAAGATGGAGCTAATGGATACCTATGGTATTTAAAAGCAGAGCACGAAACAAGAATGAGGTTTGAAGATTATTTAGAAACTGCAATGGTAGAAGCTGTAAAAGCTGGTGCTGGATCAGGCGCTATTGGTGCTGGATTTGTTGGTTCTGAAGGATTATTTTCTGCTATTGAGTCAAGAGGTAATATCTTTACAGGTGCTATTACTAATTTAGGAGATTTCGATTCTATTATCGAAAGACTAGATAAGCAAGGTGCTATTGAAGAGAACGTTCTTTTCTTAAACAGACAGACATCTTTCGAGATTGATGATATGTTAGCTGCTCAGAACTCTTATGGTAATGGTGGTTCATCTTACGGATTATTTGATAATGACGAAGAGATGGCATTAAACCTAGGATTCAAAGGATTCAGAAGAGCATATGATTTCTACAAGTCAGATTGGAAATACCTTAACGATCCTACTATGAGAGGTGGTTTAGTTGGTGGAGCTGTTGATGGTGTATTAGTACCAGCTGGTTCAACTAACGTTTACGACCAAGTATTAGGAAGAAACGCTAAGAGACCATTCTTACACGTAAGATACAGAGCTTCTGAAACTGAAGACAGACGTTATAAGTCTTGGATTACTGGTTCTGCCGGTGGTGCTGCTACTAGCGATGTTGATGAGATGAGAGTTAATTTCTTATCAGAAAGAGCACTATGTACTATGGGTGCAAACAATTTTGTATTGTTCAAATAATAGTATAATTTATGGAGGGGAGCAATCCCCTCCTATTTTTTAAACTTTAAATTAAATCAAATGAAAAAAAAGAAAGAAATAAAGAACCGTATCTACAAGTTAAGAAACGGTCACCAACCATTAAGTTTTACACTTAATTCTAGAAACACAAGAAGAAAACCATTATTATACTTTGATGGTGAACACAATAGACCTTTACGTTATGCATCCAATCAAAAGAGTCCTTTTGAAGATGAGCAAGATAAAAACGTAATATTAGACCCAGTTATTTTTGAAGACGGAATGTTATTTGTTCCAAAAACAAATCCTGTACTACAGGAATTTTTACATTACCACCCAGACAATGGGTCTATTTTTGAGGAAGTAGATAAAGAAGCAGATGCTCAAAGAGAGGTAGATTATTTAGAGGTTGAGGCAAAAGCATTTAAACAAGCTGCTGAATTAACTTTAGAGCAAATGGAAACTTTAGGTAGAGTATTCTTAGAGCTTAGAGTGGGTAATATGACTACTGCTGAATTAAAAAGAGACATTATACTATTTGCTAAAAACCATCCGGAAGACTTTTTAGATGCTCTTAGCGACCCAATGTTGGAATTACAGGACACTGTAGTGAAAGTATTTGATAAGGGATTATTAAGCTTAAGAAACAATGGTAAGGATGTTTATTATAATCTTAAGACTAAAAAGACCAAGCTTTTAACTATTCCTTTTGGAGATGACCACATACAAACAGTGGCATCATTCTTCCAGAAAGATGAGGGTATTGAGATATACAAAGCCTTCCAAGATATGTTAGAAAAATAGGCTATCTTTGTAAGATTATTAACCACTTAATTTTTTAAACAATGCAAAAGTTTTTAAGTATACCAGTTACAGGGGAACAAAACCAAATAGTCTCGTGTAACGACATTAAATTAATAGAAGTAGGAGATGGCTCAGGATCAAATCCAACCACAACAACTACTTTATTTTACGGAGGAGGAAAAAAAGTAACTCTAACTCACGCTGCAGTAGCTGCTGGGAGTGAAGAAATGAGAGATGCTATTCAGGATGGTGTTGTTCAAGTATTGAAACAACAATGGACTGAAGTTATTTTACAAATGGGTTCTTTACCGAAAGCGGTAAGCGGAATCGCAATAGCTTAAGATATGGAGAAGTTTTTAAACGTACCCGTATTTAATTTGATTATGAATGGAACATCAGTTACTCCTGTTGGGTCAGCTGACTTAACAGATACTGGTGATGTTTTTGCTAATGTTTCTGTTGGAGATATTGTTCATCAATCTACAGATAATGAGTATTTTTTAGTTGCTAGTAAAATAGACAACAACAATCTTACTTTAACAGCTTTAGATGGCGGAACAGCTCCTATAGTTTCAGGAAAAGCATTTTTCATTCATTCAGGGACTGCTAGCAATAACCAATTAGTTTCTGGATCAGGAGTTTTATTAGTAGAGCAAGCTACCACTAGCACTGTTACTATCACCTATGACGGAGCTGCATCAGCTGATGTTGTTACTTTAACACACACTCCAGTTGCTTCAGGAAGCGAAGCAGTTAGAGATTTGATTGAAGATGCAATAGTTAAAGGCTACTCTTCTAGTTGGACAGATGTTTCTCACGATGTATCTACTTTACCAAATCAAGTAATAGGAATATCTATAGGATAACATTTTATCTAATATATTATACAAGAGCTTCTATCACTAGAGGCTCTTTTTTTTTGCTTATCTTTGTATTAAAAGATTTTAGATGATAAATTCTGTTAGAAATACTGTTCTTTCTATACTGAATAAAAATAATTACGGATACATCTCTCCAGCTGACTTTAACCTTTTTGCAAAACAAGCGCAGCTAGATATATTTGAAGATTACTTTTACCAGTATAATACTCAAATAAACAAAGAGAACAATAGACTAGGTAGACTATCCGGCACAGGTTATGCAGATATTAAAAAGGGATTAGAAGAAGTATTAGATAGTTTTTCAGTTACGTCATTCTTAACTAGAGTTAATGCTAATATTTATTCGCTTCCTTTAGATTATTATCTTATTAATAAAATATTCTATTATCCTAATCAATTAACTTCAGGAACTACAACAGGAACTACCGCAGGAAAACTAGATGATGTTGATGCTAATTTTTTAGGTGTAGTAAGTGTAGGTGACATAGTAATTAACACCACTGACTCTACATCTGCTTTTGTAACAGCAGTAGCTAACACCTCATTAACTTTAAGTAGTGACATAATGGTCACTGCAGAAAACTATGCAATTTATAACAATAAAAATATTGCAGAGGTAGAAAGAGTAAGTCAAGATAAAATATTTTATTTAACTAACTCTAACTTAACAGCTCCTACTACACAATATCCTGCATATGTATTAGAGGCTAATAATATTACTGCTTACCCAACTACTATATCTGGAGTGGCTGACTTACAAACTCAATATGTTAGATATCCAAAAGACCCTAAGTGGACTTACCAAACTTTAACAGGAGGTCAACCATTGTTTGACCAATCTCAAGCAGATTTTCAAGACTTTGAATTACCTTTATCTGATGAAACAGATTTGGTTGTTAACATCTTAAAGTATGCTGGACTATCAATTAGAGAGGCTGAAGTTGTTCAAGCGGCAACCACACAAGAAAACCTAGAAACCATACAAGAAAATAGCTAATGGCATATATATCACAATATCAATATTATGAAAATGGAGGCAATACTCCTTCAAATGCTAACTGGGGTTCTTATCAGTATGTTTCTTTGCAAGATATTGTAAACAACTATATGTTAATGTATGTTGGTAACAACCAGCTTATTAATAATATAGATAGATATCAAGTTTTGTTTCACGCTAAAAGAGCAATACAAGAACTTAATTATGATGCGTTTAAAGAAATTAAAATACTTCAACTAAATGTTGGTGACAACTTAAGATACATATTACCTTCTGATTTTGTTAACTGGGTTAGAATATCTATATATCACAACGGAACTTTGTTTCCTTTAAGTGAAAATGTTCAAACTAATTATGCTTCTGCTTACTTGCAAGACAACAACAACAACTTATTGTTTGATTCAAATGGTAATGTGCTAAGTCCTGAAAACTCTAAGATTACACAAGACAGAATAGCCGGCCTTACTAGAAGTCAATACTTAAATGAGACTAGCCCTTATTACGGATACTATGGTTTTTGTTTAGAAGGGTGTTGGTATTTTGACTTCTCTATTGGTGGTGCTTACGGATTAAATACAGAAACAGCAAATGCTTTACCTACTTTTAAAATAGATAAAAAAGGTGGCGTAATTAATTTTAGTTCTGGAGCTGGTAATAAGTCAGTTGTATTAGAATATGTTTCTGACGGTATGGAAAATGGAGATGATTCATTGGTAACTGTCAATAAAATGTTTGAAGAGTTTTTGTATTCTTATATAACTTACTCTATATTAAATACAAAACTAAATGAACCAGAGTACATTATAAATAGATACAGAAAAAGCAAATCAGCATTACTTAGAAATGCCAAAATAAGAATGAGTAACATTCACCCAGGAAGACTACTTATGAATTTAAGAGGTCAAGATAAGATTATAAAGTAATATGCAATTAAATAGTTTTTTCTTCAAAGGCATAATGAATAAGTCTAGTGACGAAAGGATACTACCTCCTGGAGAGTATGTAGACGCACTAAACGCTAGACTAGGCTCAACAGAAGATTCTGAAATAGGAAGTGTAGAAAACACTAAGGGTAACACAAAGCTAACCAATATCACTAATCAAGGAGTGGCATTAAGCTCTAACGCTGTTTGTATTGGTTCTTATGCAGATGAAAGTGATGAAACTATTTATTGGTTTGTGACTGATCCTTCAGTAGTTGACTTAATTATTTCTTTCAATGTAAAAACATCTGTTACTATATACCACATTATATCTACTAGTGTATTAAACTTTAACCCAAGTAATTTAATAACAGGGGTTGAGTTAATAGATAGGTTTTTAATATTTACAGATAATTTAAATCCACCTAGAAAAATAAATGTAGATAGGTCTTATGCTTTTCCTGTTGGTGGAGTAGACCAAATAACAGAAGAAGAAATTAATCTTATAGTTAAGCCACCCATTAGCCCACCTAGTTTTACTTTGTCTAGTGCTGATGGTGACGATCAAAGTTTTTTTACAGACAAGTTTATTTCTTTTGCTTATAGGTTTAAGTATGAAGATGGAGAGTACTCTGCGCTATCTCCATTTAGCCTTCCTGCTTTTGAGCCTGAAAACCCTGATTTAGTTGAGGTCGATTTTAACACTATTAAGAATGAGTCAATGGTTAACGCATACAATGCAGCAACTGTGTTTTTTAATACGGGTTCTAATTTAGTCAAAGAAATAGAAGTTTGTTATAAAGAAAGTTCAAGCACTGTTATTAAAGTAATTGACAAGTATAATAAATCTGACTTAGGATGGGCTGACAATTCAACACAATCTATATTTTTTAGAAACAAAGAAGTATTTAGAGTATTATCTGCTAATGAAAGTTTAAGACTGTATGATAATGTTCCTTTAAA